GGCTAATGGTACCTTTAGAAAGTATGTAATTGGTAGAAAATTTGTCATTAAAGTAGATTGGAAAGATGTGCCAACTTTGGACTCAAACCTCGTAGACTGGGATGGTAGTACCTTTGGCCCCGCTTGGATAAAATCTTTTTATGAGGCTAATGCATTCAATCCTATCTATGTTAGATTTAATTTTGCTAAAGATAATGCATATCTATCAGGAACCCCAACACCAAATACAATTCCAGATTCAACAAGCTATCAGGATACAAGAGCAACAGGCATTGCTAAAAGTGGACAAACTTACAGTGCTTTTATGACAACATTTACGTATGATATATCCAAGAGAATGCCAGGTACTTTGGGGGCAGTTGGATACGACTATGTAAATATATCAATAGAATTTACGGAAGTATAATGATACCTACAGTTGATAATAGTATATTTTTAAATTCAACTGCAGTAGAAATGCTGCCAATTGTTTCTTGTGAGTTTAATCAAAACCTTTTTAATCCCGCCTATGTTACTGTGGCGGGAACGGGTAATAAAGAAACTGTTACTTTTAATGGTTCTACTCCAACACCTGCATCATCATCAGATGCAAAGCCAGGGTCAGTAACAAGTAAGTTTGCATTTAATGGCTCCCAACTAGTCCTAACATATACTGTTAATACTTCTACACCAGCTCCAGCTTACAAAATAATTACATATGTCAAAACAGATAACTCAACTCCCATTATAGCCAATGCTCATGCCACGGGAACTGCAACACAGTTCGGATCAGCAACTGCAGATGTCAATTCTTTTGGTTATACACCAATAATTACTTATATTGGATCAACAGGTATTGGTGACAATATATCTTCAATTACATATACATTAACATTTAATGCATATACAAGCGATTCCCTTGTTACAGAAGGTGCCATCAATATATTTGTGACTAATCCTGAAGTTTACCAAACAACCTATTTTGACTATCAAAACGGTTCTCTGTGGCCTACTGACAGCCCATTTACGTACTTTAGACCAGGTGAGTCATATGTTGGTTCTGGAAACTCACAGGCAACTTTTCCTTCTAATTTTAGAAAAGTTAATACAACTCTTTTAAATGGTCAAACAACACTTTATGCACCAGTAACTCCAATATTACAAAACCCAACATTTGGACTTGTGTCAGCTCCTACCCCATTTTATAAAAATGCTATGCCAAACTCCCTTGCTCCATATAAGTATTTTGTTTCTGATCCAGGCGACGGAACAAACAATAGTGGACTGACATATACAAATACCACGTATAGCCCAAGTATATCTGCAATATATGAACCAAATGTAAATACAAATAAAATTGTTTTAAAGTTTAATACTACAATAACTGTCCCTACAATATCAGTTAGCTTGGACGGTTCAAGCATTTGGTCAGGTGCGATACCTTCAAATGGGGTTCTAGTTTTATATTATAATGGCAGTTCATGGACTACATCTAACTGGTCTTCTATGCCACAATATAACAATTCGGGAGCTTTGTCTACTTATACTAATTTTAAAAAGATAACTGTTACTCAAACTGCAGTGACTGTAAACTCTAATTTTTCTGGTTTCCCAGCAAGATCAAATTATTTAAAGCAAGACATTTTAAGAATGCATCTTGTGGAAGCTTCACCAAGACTTGAAATAGATGTTTCAAACTATGTCATGGAATTAGACATAAATAAGCAACTGGATTCAAAAAATAACTATATTCCAATTTCATCTATAAACCCAAATGATGCTACCCTAACGTTATCAGCTATTCCTTTTAATGTTGATGGATCTGCAGTCCCAGTTTTTTCAAGTCAAAATGATCAGGCTATAAATGTTTTAACTAATACTTTGAGAAAAAATATTAAATTCTATTTTGGTTGGGAACTTAAATCTTATTTCTTGAATGGTCAAAATTATACTACTAATACTTATATCCCAGCAGGAGTTTATTACTCAAGTGCTTGGGACGAAACTGATATTCAAACTGTAAAGATTACATGTTATGATATTGTAAATTATCTTCAAACGAACCCAGTTCCAGATTATGTATCAAATCTCAAGCCAGTATTTGATACCATCACCACTCTTCTGGACCTTGCTGGCTTTACAGACTACGATTACGATAGTCTTTATAAAGTATGTAACGATAATTCAAGACCGATGGATCTTTATTATTTCTTCTGTAATTCACAAGATTCAACTATTTATGATTCTTTGTCTGAGATATTTTTATCTTATCAAATAGGTGCTTATATAGATGAGTGGGGAATTATGCAGTTTCTCAGTCTATCAGATATCATGAGCAATAATTCTTCTGCAAATGTTGCTTTATCCGATCCAGAAATTATTCAGGGCGGGTATTCAATAACCAATAAAGCTAAGCCAGGAAAGATATCAATCAGATATCAAACACCAAAAGTCTTGCAATCACTTGCTATTCAAAATGCTACTGACCCAACACAGCAAAATTCACCATCATTTATTTATACAACATCTAACGACATCCTCTGGGAGCAAAAAAACTCTGATGCTGTAGGGTTTAACTATCTAAACTCATCAGATAGTATGGGGCCAAATGACAGTGTATTTTCTCTTAATGTAAATGATATTCAAGATATTTTTCACACATACTCTTTAAATGCAGATGGTTATGCTGCAATAGAAAACGAAATAGTTTCTTTTCTTTATAAAGAATATACAATCTCAGATACATCTGGACACACACAAACTGTTTCTGTAAAGAATGATCTTGAGCTTTCAGCAGCAATTAATTCATTCGTCAAAAGGTTTGAGACGGGATTGCAAGTCTCAACTATTGATATTAATGGTTTTCCAACACAAGCTACCGATTATAATATAACTGTAGCAGCAACAGGAAGAATAACAAATGTTCAAAGAGGACTGTTTGGTACTGTTCCTACAAGTCATTCAGCTATTGCTAATGGTGCAAGTTTATCAACAAAGGGCCTGTCAGAAGCCACCCTTAGCCCTAGCTATTCAGTTACACTAAATACTACAAACTCTAACGGCGTATCTTCTTCCTATTCAAATAATAATATTGTAGTCGCAAATCCAGCATTACAAAAAGTTCAGACTACTATACCAACAAGTAATAAAGTATTGATATATCCAACATCTCAAATTGATCCAGGTTTCCATACATATTCTGCAAAATTTGATTTTAAAGATGCTGCAACTTGTGTAAGCTCAGGTATATTCTTTAATATGCCAGTGAGACTTTCGAGTGCAGAAGGTGCGTATTTTGTTGAGTTTACTAGATTTGAAAACTTTAATACCAAAGCAAGTACTTTTAACCCAGTTACTTATGCATGGAACTATGTCTTTTATAATCCCCCACAGTACAAATATTATATATCTATTTATAAGATAGTAAACGGCTCGCCTATCTTGGTTGCATTTGCAGATGCCACGGGTGCAGCAACAAACATAGTAGCTAACTTTGAAAAAATACTTGTAAAACAAACTGTTTCAGGCTCAGATACATATTCTTATGCAACTGCACAAGATTCTTTCTTTGATCTAAAAGTTGTATGGTCAACTTCAACGGGAGATGACGGAGAAATTCCTGGCCCACTAATTGAGGTATTTCTTAATAACTTTGAAATAACTGGATGGAATTTGCCAAATGGTGGTGTTCCAAAAAAGAATAAGGTCACAAGTACAAGACAGCTTGTTTCGTTACCATCAACCCCTTCTTCAGGAACACAGTTTGGATACTTTACAACAACAAATCCATATGTACCTTCAAACTATAATATTCCAGTTCCTACAACAAGTACATTGCAGGGAAGTAATTTTAGAGAATTATACGCAACTTCAAAACCTTTAAGAGAAAGAAGCGTTAGCTACTTCTTCCAAGATAGAGAATTTCTTAATGGATTAATTCAGGGACAGAATTTGTTTGCACAATACTATCACTATATATTCCAAGCAAACCCAGATGTAAAGGGCATAAACGTTTATGATGTTCAATACACAACTCCAGGAGCGACGGTTGCAGATATCAATCCAGTTTTTTATACATGGTTTTACTTCCCAGGAACAAATCCAACAGACCAGCAATACTACCAGCAACAGATTGTTGATGAGTATGCACTGTCTTATTCTACAGCGATCAATACTGGATTCCGTGGAAAGTTCGCAATAGCTAATAATTCAAATCATATGGTTTATTTGCAGCACTCGTCAGATACATTAAACTCGTTTACAACAGCAGTTAATTTGTGGACTCATGAAGTAATTGCCCCATCAGATGCACAAATACTTGAAAAGGTTTTGGATCCAGCAAATATGTCAGAAGTAGTTCAAGTAGACTCTGCATGGATTCAATCAAGAGAGGCAGCTAATAGACTAGCTAGTGTAGTGGCTTTTGGAAATGACGGGTTCTCTAGAGATACTGCTGTACAAATCTTTGGTAATCCTTTGATTCAAGTAGGAGATATAGTAGATTTAACATACACTTTGGCGGGTATAAACCATCAGAAGTATCTTGTACACGAAGTATCGCATGTATTTAAGAATGGTTTAAAGACTACCTTGACCTTAAATCAGTTAAGTAGGGGTACAACATACTAATTTTGTCAAAAAATGGTATAATGTTTGTAGTGTAAAAAGGGGAAACAATGGCTTATGTAAAAATTTCAGATCCATATGTGATTGATCTCACAGCCTGGCATCAGGTTATCAATGTGGTAAATCAGCATAGTGACTCTTTAAGTGCTATCACAAACAACTTCGGTGGCACGGGTGCTTCGGTAGACTATAGCCTTACAGATACCGCTCATAGATTTGATATAGGATCAATGCAGATCCTCTTTGGAAGAGCTACAAGCACTTCCTCAGACTCCCCAACTGGCGGAACAACCAGCATGTATTATAATACAGTAAACTTTGCTGATTCCGCTACAGGTGCTCAAGCATTCAATGGAACCCCTGTGGTGACGATTACAGCCCAATCAGGAGGACAATCTGGTTCGTCTACTCCTGCATCTACAAATGAAGATGTGATTGCTTCTGTTTATGCAGTGACTACCGATAGTTTTAGCTACAGACTATTCAGGTCTGGTTCAACAAAGCCTATTACTGGAACAGTTTATGTAAACTGGACAGCGATTGGCCCAAGCTAAAATAAGGGGGAAGCGTGAAGATTGAACCACCAAAATACAGATCCAGTCAATCTGTAGCTCAAGCTAAACCTATATACATAGATGTTAGAGACCCTCGTGTTTCTAAACAAAACTATGGAAGAACAGTGGCAAGAGCGGGTGCTCCAGTTGTTGTCGTTGATAGTACAAGTAAAAGCCTTATGGCTATTTCTGCAAATTTGGTTGCAGCAACAACTCAATCAGCAACTACTTCAACAGGCTCAAATCCAACAGGTGATCCATCTTTATATCCAGTAATTAGTTGTACACTTCCACTAATAACAAACTTAACTGCAGCATGGGTAGGCAAAAGCGTTGTCCTAACTTTTACGTTTGATACCACTATAGGTGCATCATCTAACTTTTTTGGATATCAAGTTCAAGTTTATGATGGATCAATTTGGTGGCCATTTGCAAATAAGATAGTTGCATCTCAATCAACAGGACAACCATGGACTTTGGCAAGTACAGATAACATTAATTGGACACTAACTTTACCATCAACGCTTATCGCTCAAACTGGTGTATTTAATCCAATATCAATAACGCAAATAGAGATAGAGCCTATAGATGCAGATTTTCTTACTCCTTCGTATACCGTTGCAACTATAACTGGAGGTTATACTTCTGATCTTCCCGCCCCAATAATATCGGTAACTGCTGCAACAGATTCCTATACTGTAACTACTAGCAATTTTGCAACAGCTTCAGCGATAGCAGATTTTAATGCTGAAACTATTGAAGAGTATGTAACCCCGATAACTGATTCAACACAGTTGCCAACAGCAGCGGGTGCTCCATGGGTAGTAGTAAACCAAAATGCAACAAAAAGCCCAATAGGAATATCTGCTCCAGATGATGCACACAGATGGGTAAGAGCACGTTTTCAATCTAAAGATGCTGGTTTTTCTGCATACTCAAACTATGTTGATGTAACTCCAAAATCATTTATTCCATCTAACACTTATCCTCCAGTAATGGTAAGCAATGTAAATGCACAGTGGGCAGCACTAGGCTCACCCTCATCTTCTGGAAATGACGTACTAGTAACTTATACTCAACCAGACCCTAATACAATTACAGCAACACAGACTGCCCCATCTCAAATTAAAGTAAAACTTGTTCCAGTAATTGGTGGTGTAGCAAGCACATTATACGCAGCATACTTTTATCATACATTAATAGGTACTGCTGATACTTCATTTGTTATTTCAAAATCTGATATGTTTAATACTTTTGGTAAGTATTATGCAAGTTATACTGCTTATGTTTCTGTACTATCTGCAGCTGGAATTGAAAGTACTACTAATTATCAAGTTACAACATTTTCTAGAAGCAACCCACTGGCTGGAATAACTCCAGTGCTGGGTGTTCCAAATATAAATAATCCAGATGGCGTATTTAGAGTAACAGCAATTACAAATGGATATACTGTAGATTGGGATTTGCCTGCAGGAGCAACATATGCAGAAGTTTACGATAGTACAACTGCATGGACATCATATCCTGCAGATGATAGCGATGTAGTTTATAGAGGTTTAAGTCCTGCTGTTGTTCAAACTCCAGATTATAATAATCACTATATAATAATGCATTACTATGATGATTATGGTAATTATTCTAATTATAGCACTTACCTAAATGGAGGAGCTTTAGTTACTCCAGTTGATATCGGTAAGAATTCCCTTATTAATGATCCAATTAAGATATCTACAAATGGTTCTATTTTTTCTGGAGCAGGTGGGTCTTCAGTTTATCCTCAAGTATTCTTTAATGATCAAGGTCTATTTGCTTACGATGCAAGCGGTAATTGGACAACAGAGATTATCAATAATGCATCTACAAATGCCCCAACATTTGTAACTAAAAGAGCACAAATCGCAGACTGGACAATTGCCCCTTCAGCAATTGAAAGTACATTAATACCAAATGTTATTACCACTTATACTGGTATGTCTGCATCTAACCCAAGCTATGCATTTTGGGCTGGATCTTCGCAATCTCAGAACTCTTCTGGAGATGCCCCATTTTATGTAACACCTACAGGATCTGTACACGCTACCAATCTCTCTATAGTTGGAAATGGGATATCTGGATCTTATCTAATAACAGCTGGCGGTGCAAGTAATTTTTCAATTACCCAGGATGGTATATTAAATGCACGTCAAGCAAATATTAGCGGATCACTTAATGTAACTCAATCATCTAATTTTTCAAGCAACGTTAACGTAGGAATAAATGGTATTATTACTGCAGGTGCATCTCAGCAAACAGGTGCAAGCGTACAGATCAACTATACTGGACTTGTAGCATATGATTTAAACCATAACCCTACAACAAAAATTTATGGAAATGCTGTTGCAAATGGAGCAACATTTTGGACTCAAAATGCACAAATTGGTGGGTGGAATGTTAATGCTACCCAAATAGCAAGCACCAAAATAACACTTGATTCATCTGCTAACACCATAACAATATTGGCATCAGATAATTCTGCATATGGAGTTCAGCTAGCTGTTGGAACTTATCAGGGAACAGTAGTCCCAGGAATAGCAATTGGTAACCTGTCAAATCCATCTTTTAAGGTAACTATGGGTGGAATATTGACTGCAAATGGTGCAACAATTGGCGGAGCCGTAAATGTTACTGATCACCTACAAATTGGTACAAAGACAGCGATTGGTGATTATACACACCCAGGTGGTTATGTAGACTCAGCAGGAAGTTTTATTTTTGGTAATTCTACTGCTTACATACAGTATGATCAAACTTCATCAAGCACAAATATAAACTTAACAACTACTGTAAGAAATTATGGAAATACAGCATACTCAGGGTATTCACAAATAGTTTTGGGTTCAGGCGGAACCATAATAAAAGGAATGCCAATTCAAGGAGATAATTTTTCTAATGGGTATCCAACAACATTGTATAATGACAATAACCCGTCAATAGGTTTAGGTGCTTTGTCAAGACAAAGAATGCTTGTTGAAGATCCATACGATGGTATAACTCGTTTAGGAATGGCTGTTTATTATCAAGACTCGACGGGACCACACAACAGTAATCCCGTTGGTAGTACTGGAGGATCAGACTCTGGTTCTGTAGGAGATTTATGGGTGGTATTCTAATTGGCTTTATACCTAAAGAAAACATCATCTGCATGGACAACTGTTAAATCAGTATATGTAAAAGCTTCATCCAGTGCTTGGAAAACAGCAAAAGCAATATATGTAAAAACATCAAGTGGGTGGACTCAGTTTTGGCCAACCTCTTTAAACATATCTACTAAGCCAACTTTGACTGAAACACTTAATTCTGATTATACTATTAAGCTAACTGCAACCTCTTATAACTGGAAAACAAACCCAACACTTTCTTATGATTTTCAATGGTCAACAGATGGAACAAGTTGGCAATCTATGCAGGGTGGATTTATTTCGACAACTAATCCTGCATCAGGGTCTTATAATACTTACACAATTAACTCTGTTTCTTCAGCTTATGTTTCTCCAAATAAAAATAACTACTATCAGTTTGTTGTAAAAGCCACAACCTCAACAGAAGCTGGCATAGCAACTTCTAATCAAGTTTCATTTCAAGGAACAACAGATATCACTGTTACTGCATCAGCAGCCTCATCTTCTTCGATTAACGTATCATGGACATCTTCTTTAAATGCAAGTAGATATATGGTTTGGTATCAAAGTTCTTACTCAGGTACTTATACAATAATTGGAACAGGTGGAACTTCTATAACGTTAACAGGGTTAACGCCAGATACAAATGACGATCCATTCTATATCTTTGTTCAGCCTTGGACGGGATCAAATAATAGCTCTGGGTATTCAGGAAATTACTCTAATACAGTAGCTGTAACTTTGCCATCAGTACCAAATACCCCCACCAACTTATCTATAACACCCTTATATGATGGTTTAGGAACTGTAAGAGTTTCATGGACAAACCCAACTATAGGTGCACCTTTTACAAATTTTGTTTTGCAATATATAGATACTACATTGCACCCACTTCCTCAAGCACTATCAAATTATTCCACCCTGTCATTAGGTACTACAAGCCCAGTAAATGTTGTTGTTACAACACCTGGCAGCCCAATACCAAACCATCATTACGATGCCTATATTTATGCTGTAAATTCAGTGGGGTCGGGGCCAATTTCTAATGAAGCTAGTTTTTCAAATGGAATGTTACAAGGATTACTTCCAACATTTGGAACTCCTGTAAGTGCACCAACAACTTTAAACATAGGAGGAACAAACTATGCTCCAGCAGTATATGTTCCAATAACAAATTACAGCACATCTTTATACCCAACTTGGACTGCATCAGGTACTGCAGGCATTACCTTTATTGCAAATATTAATGGTCAGACATGCGTTGTTACCGAAGGCGGTAGTCCAGGACAAACAATAACTTTGTATGCTTCCACCTCTGGAAGATCTGGATATTCTTCTGCAACATCAACAATAACAGTAAGAATGCCTCCAGGAACACCTTCATATGCAGGAGGAACTTATGAAGGAAATTTAACTATTGATGGTCAAATACAGTGCTCTGTTGCAGGAGCAGATTCTATAAATTATTTTATAGAAAGATCGGGAACTGGTGTTGCCATATCTGGCTCAGTTTCAGCGGGAACCTACAAAGGGTATGGAAATAATTATTTGTTGTACCAAGGTGCGACAGTAGTATCAGGCTCTTATGTTGCATATGGAATACCAGTAAATGGTTATTACTATATGGGTGCTACAGGACAAAATTCATATTCTGGAACAGATAGCAATGGTATGAATTATACACAGGTTGATCAAAATAATTTTTCTACTATAAATGGCCCATTGGCATATTCTACAGACTTTTTAAGTAATGACTGGTTTTATAATGGACAAGCATCTCTTACCGCTCCATCTGGGGGCTCAGCTGCTATTTCTGGTAATACAACTGTGGGTTCAACACTTACATGTACTGTATCAAATGCAAGTGGTAATCCAACTCCCACCTATACAATTACTTGGTCTGATGGAGAGACTGGAGCAACTGCTACCCCAGCAGCAGCTGGAAATTACTATGCAACAGTTGTGTTTACAAATAGTCAAGGAACACAAACTGTAACTACAAATACAATTACTTTAACAAGCACTATCGGCACATACGGTATCGGCACTATTAGTACAGGAATTGGAACAATTAGTACAGGAATTGGAACAATTAGTACTGGTATTGGAACTATCAGTACGGGCATCGGCACAATTAATACTGGTTATGGTATTGGTACAATCGGAACAATCAACACAATTGGTACAATCGGCACGATTGGAACCATTAATACTGGTTATGGTATTGGTACAATTGGTACAATTAACACTATTGGCACTATTGGTACAATTGGTACAATTAACACTATTGGCACTATTGGTACAATTGGTACAATTAACACTATTGGCACTATTGGTACAATTGGTACAATTAACACTATTGGCACTATTGGTACAATTGGTACAATTAACACTATTGGCACTATTGGTACAATTGGTACAATTAACACGGGCTACGGTAACTCGCTTGGATTCTTGACAAATGTAAGAACTCCAGATGGATTAAAGCCAGCACACTTGGTACAGGTTGGAGATGCTTTGCTTTCTGCTAATATGATTAATGTTCCAGATGTTAATCAAACAGATACCGCAGAGTTAGCTGCCTGGTCAGCAGATCAAAACCCAGTAGGGGCACAAGATATAACCTATGTAACAGATGTTCACTCAAGAATTACTAATGTTATTGTTGTTATAAATGGAGAATATTTCTCAGATACCCACTATGTAATGGTGCAAAGAGATGGAAAAACAATAATAGTTCCAGCTAATACTATTGATGAAAATAATGATTTAATTTGGTCTTATGCAAATCAAGAATGGCAAAAGATTGGTTCTTATGCTATTATTACTTCTGCATACTATGAGGTTATCTCAATTACAACTTCTCCAAATGCATGGTTTTATACTGAAGATATGCTTGTTTATGATTCTCCAGCTCCACTACCAGGAAGTGCAGAAATTCCATCAGCTGCAGTAAATGTAAGCTTAGGTTTCCCAGAGGGAACCCGTGTTCAAATGGCAGACGGATCATATCAAAATATAGAAACAATAACCATCGGTGATGAAATAATGTCTGCTTCTATACCAGGATTTGATAGTTCAAGTAAAGATCCAGAAAATATGGCATGGGCATCTGAATCAATTGATGGGGCATCAAAAGAAACAACAACTGTTATGAATACGTGGATTATATCTTCTACAAGCTATCTTCTTATTAATAATGGTTTGCCAAATGGTAATATAGCTGTGGGATCAAATTCATATGTATTTGCAAAGATCAATAATGTATGGCAACTATGTCAAGCCACTGATCTAGTTGTTGGAGCAAGCTTAATAAATAATGATTTAACTGAAAATATTATTGAAACAATCTCGGTAGTAAACGCAGACACAAATACTATTGCACTAGATACTGCTGACTCTGATATTTACTTTATAGAAGGAATGCTTGTTAACAACTTTACCATAGAACATAATGGATAGGAAAAATGGAAAAAGAAATACTTGCTGAAAAAATTGTAGTCTACAAAAATGTGATCGAAGATGGAATGTCCATAATCAAAGAGATAGAGGAAGGTTTCAAAAGCTTTGGTAGAACATGGGGTCCATCTATTATAGGTGATTATAGAGAGGTAAATACTGATTTAAGATCATGTACTATTTTAAACCTTACTCCAGATCCAGGTGATTCTAAAGAATTTATTAAAATGAAGAATGATTTAGACAATAAAATAAACAAAAAAATCATAAAAGCTTTGGCAGATTATAACAAAACTTATGGGTTTCAAACAAAAAGCAAAGAACCTTGGGAAGTTTGTAGATATGAAGAAACTCAGAAGCTTATATGGCATAAGGATAATGGCCCAGCTCATCCATGTCAAGTTTCTTATGTTTTATATTTTAATGATGATTACGAGGGCGGAGCTATACAGTTCAAGGATCACCTAGACGGATATCCATATCAACCTTTGGCTAACAGTTTAGTTGTTTTCCCATCAAGTGAAGATTTTATTCATCGTGTACTTCCTACGACAAAGGGGGTTAGGTATGCAGCAATCAGCTTTGCACTATGAAGAGCTATCGTTATACCAAGCAAAAGAAGATCCAGGATTTCTTATAGATTTGATAGAAAACCTTGTAGAATCATGCCCAGAAATAGAATGGAATCAATCAAAAATAATTGAAAATAGGGACGGGGAGTACGTTGTCAATAAAGCAATAAGAGACAATTTACTATTTAACCTAGAACCGAGTATGCAGTGTTCTAGTGAAAGTAAAAATAAAATACTTTATCTAGAGAAGAAGATCCATTCTTTTTTAAATGGTTGTATATCTGATTATTTAAAGTATCATAATGTATCTGTAAATGGTAAAACTTCTTACGAAATATTAAAATATCAAGGTGGTAATCATCTGTGGTGGCACGATGATATAGGGCATGGAAATAAAGTTTCTTTATTATTTTATTTAAATAGTGATTTTGAAGGTGGAGAACTTGATTTTAAGTTTATGCTACATCAACCAAAAAAGGGTGATATAATTATATTCCCGTCAAAATATGAACATAGGGTTCTGCCTATAAAGGAAGGGGTAAGGTATTGCATCAATGCTTTTATGTACTAAATGAATACTAGAATAATCATGCCAGGGGTTGTAGGGTATTCCGACATACTTGAAGATCCAATGGCACTCTTTAGAAAAGCAGACGAAAACAATTCTTGGTTTCCAGCTACAGCAGCATATCATGGCGATAAGAAAAGCACGGTAATTCCAGATATAAGAACTGGGTTTGAATGTATAGTTAGTCCCAGTGCAGAAATAGATTTACTTTCAAAGGCTGCAACGGAATGTCTAAAAGACTATAAGACAAAGTTTTATGTTAATATAAAAAGCAGAGAAGGCTGGAGTATGCTAAAGTATAATCCAGGCGATTTCTTTACCTATCACACGGACGACTCACATGAGCACCCAAGAAGACTATCTTTAGTTTATTATCCAAATGATAATTACGAAGGTGGGGAGTTAGAATTCTCAGCTTTTAATACCAGCATAAAGCCGTTGGCAGGTGAACTGATAATGTTCCCTTCTAGCTATTTGTATGTCCATAGAGCTAACAGGGTCACCTCGGGTACCAAATACTGTGCTTTGACATTCATGAACTAAGTAGTATGGTATAATTAACAAGGAGGAAAAACATGGCCGATTTGAGTAATGAAGATAAACTTGGGATTATTTCGTCCCATCAAAGAAATGTTGAATATAATCAGTACAACATTCAAATGAGCATGCTTGAAGAAAAAGCAAAAGCAGCTCCAGATCAAACGATTATTGATAATTTGCAGGCACAACTAAATGATTGTGCAGCCCAAATTTCTGTGCTTGAAGCACAAGCAGCTGCCTTAACTCCAGCAGCTCCAACTAACTAAACGAACGGAATAAAATGGATAAAGCAGAACTAATCATTACTGCTCTACAGCAACGTATTGGTGAGTTAACATCAAGTTATGAATTGCAGATTGCTGGGATAAGAGCAGAGTATACTGAGCTTATTGAAAAGCTTAAAGAGTATGAAGATAATTCAAAGGCTAAAGAAGATTACTCAAAAGAGATTGAAGAGCTTATCAAGTGATATTTCCAACGCTATCCCCTTTTATGGGATTAAAAGTTTACAATATTGGCGAAATCATAGCTGAAGAAACTCTTAAAAGAATATTGGCTACAGCAGAGTCTTCAGAAAGATTTAAATGGGAAGACTCTGAGATATATGATCACGAGCTGGGCAAAACAGTTGTAAAGAAAGACTTTAGAAATAGTAGTAGAATTAGTTTTACATCTGTTCCAGAAGATCAATCTGATGAGGTAAAAAAGATTACAGAAGTATTTCAACCAGCACTTAGGGATTGCATCAGTTCTTACCTAAATGAATTTCACTTTGACCCAAAAAGAAAAGCAACTAGTTATGAAGTTTTGAAGTATGGGGTAGGTAATAAATTAGGTGATCACTACGATGATGGCGGTGAAGTCCCACTTAGAGTATCTATTTTGTTTTACCTTAACGATGACTACGAGGGTGGAAATATTGAATGGATTTATGGCAAGTTCAATTACAAGCCAAAGAAAGGTGATGTTGTAATATTCCCATCATCTTATGTATACAGACATGAGGTTCATGAGATTAAGTCGGGAACTAGATATGTCATTACTAACTTTTTATCTTAAGGAAATTATGAATATTTTTAAGCAAAAACCAAAAAAAGTTTATAATCCCGTCGTACCTAGTGGGCTAATTGCTCATACAGAAAGCGGATATTTTTATATTAAGTCTGGTAAAAAGTTTAAATTTGTATCTGATAGAGCAAGGGAAACATGGAAGCTACCTATAGTTGAAACAAAAGATTATGTAATGTCTGATTACAAATCTGGGGGGATACTAGGATTTCGTGACGGCACTTTGGTTCAGGACATATCAGATGGTAAAATATACTTAATAAGCGATTCAAAACGCAGACATGTAGTTGATCCAGATGTTATAGAATGGGTTGGTGGTACAGTGGTTAAAATCGGGCAGAAAGAAATTTTTGTTCATGCTGAGGGCGAAAAGCTATAACATGTATCAGCCTATCAGGTTTTGGACAAAGCGTGATAGGAAAATTGGTAAAGAAGGTTATGTTCTAATTAAAGTCCCAGAACATCCTAAAAATTTTAAGGGCTGGTATTATGAACACCGCCTAATAATTGAAAAAGAATTTAATAGAGTAATAGAAGATTGGGAAACTGTGCATCATATTAATCATGATAAAACGGATAATAGATTAATCAATCTTTTTCTATGTTCAAGAATAGAGCATAATAAAGCTCACGCAGCTTGACAAAATCAAACAAGTAGCAGTACAATATATTAAACCTAAACAAAGGATTTTATGAGTAATGACTTAAAGTGGATGCTATCATCTGATCAGCAATTCCCGTATCAAGATGATAAGGCTATTGAACTGTGGTTCAAGGTTATGAAGTGGATGAAGCCAGACGTTGTTGACTATCTAGGTGACACAGATGACCAAGCATGCTATAGCAAATATACGGAAGGACGTTCAGCAGAGTTCCTTCAATTACATAAGAATGATAGCAAAGATCTTATTGTTCCTATGATGAGACATGAAGCAAAAGGTGCAAGAGATTTCTATGCCAAGACAAGAGAGATGCTTCCAAATGCACAATTGTTTTCAGCTTTAGGAAATCATGATATCCGAATCTTTGATTATCTTGATAAAAAGCTTCCAGAATATCTTTCTGAAGTTACACCAGAATCCCTTTGGTCATTAGATTCACTTGGGTACGATTATATTTATTATAATGAATTGCCTAAGCATCGCTTTGGAGATATCCATGTTCATCATGGACTTTCAATTGCAGATACGGGTGCAGTTAGAAAAGATATTGATGATTTACAGATTTCTTTAATTAGAGGTCATTCACATAGAATAGCCTCACATTTTCAAACTTATGAGTTGCCAGTTGCAACTAATGGAAGAACAATCCGTGGATATGAAATTGGTCATATGTGCGATGAAAAAAGTGATGGTATGAAGTATGCCACTAACCACAACTGGCAAAAAGGTTTCGCAGTCGCAACAATTGAGAATGGACAACATCCTCATGTGCAGATTGTGGAAATTTCCCCTAACTACACTTGTGTAGTTGATGGAAAACTATTTAGTCTATAAAGGAGACAAAATGAAGATAACAAATTCGGAGAAGGCTCTAGTAGAGCACTACGTATATGCAACAGCATCAGCAGCAGTCATTCTTTGGCAGCGTGGTGGTGTAGCAAACCATAACCTCAAGCATGTTGCATTTGCAGCACTGTATGGTGTTATTGGACCAGTTCTTGCAAAGGTTAACCCCCGTGGTTTGGTTGCAAAGCTTACTAAGCAGGAGCATTTGTCTGCACCAGAGGCAGCAGTACTTACTAATGTTGTAGCAACAGCACAGTCAGATGCTGAAAAGGCACTTGCAAAGGCAGCTAAGTAATTAGATAATAAAACTTAATAATGCTTAAATGTAAAAAGTGCAAAGGTAGAGTTTTTGTGGATAGAATCTATTCGCAAAATTTAAGAATTGAACTTTCTTGCCTTTTGTGCGGTAAGAGATGGTTCGTTAGACGAGACACAAGGTTTGGTGCATGGCTGGCAAGAATAGAAGATCAATTTCAAAGAAACCTGAACGGTATTTCTACTTAAACGGTAAATTACACAAGGTTTTAAGAAGGTCACGTGCCGAGGATCTAATAATCGCTTGGGACTATCAATTGGCAAAGCGTGTTGCTTATAATTTAACGGATGTTAATAAAAATAAGCAACATGCTTATCCAATATCTCATGTTTCCAAAATAATAGGAAAGCATGAAGATACTATAAAATTACATCTATATGCGGGGAGATTGAAGTTTCCTCAACAATCTTATTCTTTAAATGGTAATAGAACTCCAGGTAAGTACTTCTGGAGCGAAGATGATATTAGGGAAATGCATGATTTTTTTAAAACAGTTCATAGAGGTAGGCCTAGAATTGATGGCGGTATTACACCTGGTGATATGCCATCGAGAGCCGAATTAGAAGCTATAATTAAACAAGAAGACATCTTGTATATTAAAAACAACGATGGGGAATTTGTCCCAGTTTGGAAGGCACCAGAATGGTAAATAAGTCTGATAAAGAAGCTAAGCATGTTCTCAATCAAGCATTAAAAGTTTTAGAATTCACAATGGACTTGGCTGTACAAAAGCAGGATATTGATGCTATGATAGGGATATCAGATCGTTTGATGGTGCTATATCAGCATTTATCAGAAGGTGGTATTAAAAAGTTTAAGCCAGGGTTTGCAATCCATAAGGAGGAAGAACAGAGTGACGAATCAGACTAGCGTTAGAGTTGAGCTTCAGTTTACCAAAAATCTAGGTAATTATGAGAGTCTGAAGGTTGCTATTGGCATCGAAGACTTTAGACGTGATGGAGAGACTATAGAAGAAGCAACAGAGCGTGTATATGCTTTTGTTGAAAATAAAGTTATCCAAAAAGTTGAAGAAATTAATCAAGAGTTAAAGAGTGGCAAGTGATTGAAAATCTAACAGAGTTTAATCCTGAAAAAGAAGAAAAGTATCCATACGCACTTATTTCTTATTACATCGCTTCGTATAAGCAAAGATATAAGAAGCAGCCAATTGTAAATAAGTATCGTGAAAAGTGGGCGATGCGTGACGTTATTGATACTGTTGGTTTTGTTCGTGCAAAAGAATTAATGGATTATTACTTTAAACTTGATCGTCCAAACCACAGCCTAGATTGGTTTACAAATAACTTTGATAAGCTGCATGCAACCTTAAACAAGATTGATGCAGATAAAAAAAGAACAGAATTAATAATGGCAAAAACAAAGACTATGGTTGAAGAAAGGGAAAATGAACGTTGAGTCAGCTGTAATTACAGCAGTATGTGCTAACAAGGATATCTCAACCGTACTCGCAGATAATATTGATGAGGTTTTCACGTCTCACAGAGATGTCTGGGAGGGTTTGAAATCTTATTATGCAAAATTTAAGGCTGTCCCAGATGTTTCTGTTCTTACGGAAAGATTTAAAGACTTTTCTCCAACTCCCGTAAAAGGCGAGACTGCCTACTATCTAGACAGATTAAAGAATGAATATTTGGCATCAAGGATTAGAAATCTTTTGCTGACAACTGGTGCAAGCCTTAAAACAGAAGCATCATCACAAGTAATTGCAAGCATGCAAAAAGAACTTAATTCCTTGGGTAAACTTACCTCTGCTGTTCGAGATGTTGACCTTACTGATTTTAAGTTAGCTGAAAAGCATTTTGAAGCGGTTAGAACAAGGTCTGAAGCCATGGGCGGTAGTCCAGGTATTCTTACAGGCTTTAAGGCTATTGACTACGCATACCCTACTGGAATGGCTCCAGGACACCTTATTGTGATGATTGGTTGGCCAGGTAGAGGTAAGACTTGGTTCTCCTCTTATTTGGCTTGTAAGGCTTGGGAGCAAGGCTTTAAGCCAATGATTGTATCTCTTGAAATGACACCAGAGAATATGCGTGACCGTATCTATACAATGATGGGCTCTGGTTTGTTTAAATCTTCTGATTTTGCAAGAGGTAACATTGATATCAGTACGTTCGATGACTGGGGTTCTAAAAAGTTTGCTGGGAAGAATCAGTTCATCTTGGTTTCAAATGAGGGTTCAGGACCAGTTACTCCTACAACAGTTCAAGCTAAAATTGATCAGCATAAGCCAGATATTGTAATCTTGGATTACCATCAGCTTTTTACAGATTCAAATAACTCTAAAAACCCTACTGAGCGTAACATGAATATTTCTCGTGAATTCAAAAACCTTGCAATGCGAAATAATATTCCTGTAATTGATATTACTGCTGCAACTCAGGATGACACTTCAGATCAGGAAAATCCTCCCATGCTTAACCAGGTTGCTTGGTCTAAGGCAATTGAGTATGATGCTGATATGGCCATTGCAGTCCATAAAGGTCTTGATACAAATGTCATGGAAATTGTCAGTCGCAAAAACCGTCATGGTACTGAATTTGGTGTGTATTTGGACTGGGATCTCAATAGAGGTATAATTACAGAGTTATACGATAAAGGGGATGCCTAATGATTGATTGGTCTAAGCAAAAGAATTATGTAGTTGAGAATGTGTTCACTGATGAGCAAGTTCAATATTTGCACGATTTAATTAATAGTTCAATGATTAGCGTTGTAGATGATTACAATGGTCGTTATATTAAGGGTCTTGATGGAAGAGTTAGACAAGATATTATTGAAAGAACAAAGCAAATTGCTAAAGAAGCTACAGGATATGACTTGGTTCCAGCAGACACTGGATACTCATACTACAATAATCAATACGGCAAGGTAGAGCTTCATCCTCATATTGATAAAAACAGAACTGAATTTGTTATTGATTATCAATTGCACGGCAATGTAGATTGGTCTATAGTTGTAGAAAGAAAAGAGTTTAATTTAAAAGATAACCAAGCTTTGGTTTTTGCAGGCGGAGAACAGCCACACTGGAGACCACAGAGAGAATTTGTTGATGGAGAATACCTCGGCATGATTTTCTTTCATTTCATCGCCCCTGACCACTGGACAATAGTTGGCGGGGAAGATTACAAAGAAAAGCCTGAGTGGATTCTTAAAAAAGAAAAAGCCTATCAAGACTATGCTTCAGATTGGCATGGACATCAAATAGATTTTTTATGACATGACTAGTTATCTTGGTATAATTTATACAAAGATAGGTGATCATGTACCCAAGAAAAATACATGACTTCTGGATAAATGGAATTATCAAAGATGATTCTAAGTTTCAGGATTCAAGGGAGAACTACGAAAGGCTTTTAGTCCAGCAAATGCGGGACAAAGGTTATGTTCCAGTACTTGACATACAACCACAATTTAATGTAAGATATAATCAAGAGAAAGATCATTACACCTTTAATTTGGTTATGTATGGTATGTATCTCGGTAAAACAAAAGCTTTGCAATATGAAGGTTTTTCAGGTTTCAGTTTAATACCTAAAGGATAAAAATGACAGATGCATATACTAAAGCGGATCTCCGCTCTATTTTACGTGCAATAAATGTATCTATAGTTTCAGAAACTGGCACAGACTATCTTTGCCTATGCCCATTTCACAGAAATATGTCTACACCTTCATTTGCTATTAGCTATGCTAAAGGCCTATACGTATGTTATAACCCTTCTTGCGATGCCTCTGGGACGGTTCTAGACTTAGTTAAAGCAATGACTAATAGAAATGATTATGAGGCATTAAGATTCATAAGTTCTAATAGGATGACTTCTGAACAGCTATTTGATGATAGCTTAAATGAACTGTTAAATCAAAAGCCCGACTTTGAAGAGTTTCCTCAATCTGTTCAAGATAAGATGCATGAAGACCTTGTTAAGAATAATCTAAATGGATCTCAAAACTATTTTGAATCAAGAAAGATTTATTCGGATGCTTGGGAGTATTTTCAACTAGGGTATTCAGTACTTCAAAAGATGGTTACAGTTCCTCTACATTCACCAGATGGAATTTTGGTAGGAGTTATTGGTCGTTCTGTAGAAGGCAAAGCTTTTAAAAACAGTCCAAACCTTCCACGTAATAAAACTATGTTTAATATTCATAGGGCAAAGCGTGAAGGCGGAACAATCATAGTTGTAGAATCTAGTTTTGATGCTATTCGTTTATGGCAGGCAGGTTTTCCAAATGCCGTTGCTACTTTGGGTGGAAGTATTTCAGATATTAATATTCAATTATTAAATAAATATGCATCTAAAATAATTATTATGACTGACAATGACGAGGCTGGAAGAGCATTGGGTATGAACATTGCTAATAAATTAAAGAATAAAGATGTTCTGTGGGCATCATATGATAATGAAACGGTTTATCCACATCATGCAAAAGACGTGGGTGATATGACAGATGAAGAAATAAAAAAGTGTATTAAAAATGCAATTCCGCATTTTGAGTACGCTATTATGTGATATAATAAAAGAGCAGGGCATTAAACAGCCCTTATACTAAGGAGAAACACATGGGAATAGTAAGAGGCTTGAACGCTCTAACAGAGCAAATGGAATCAAAGACACAAACAAATGATTCACAAAAGGGAAGATGGCTACAACTTAAAGATGGCCAATCTGTAAAAATCCGCTTCATGCAAGAAATTGATCCAGACTCAAAGAATTATATTGAGAATGCTGGATTGGCTTTTATTGCAGTAGAGCACACAAATCCAAAAGACTATAAGCGTAAGGCACTTTGCACAATTGATGACCAAGGCCGTTGCTTTGGCTGCGAGCAATATCGTCGTGACCCTAAGTCTGGCTGGAAGGGACGTTCACGTTTTTATGCAAACGTTCTTGTAGATGATGGCGAAAATGAGCCATATGTCGCAATCTTTTCTCAAGGGGCAGGTCCAAAGTCTGCAACCCCAGAGATTATTCAGTATGCAGGTGAGACTGGTAGCATCTCCAATTTGACTTGGAAACTAAAGCGTACGGGTACTGCAACTGATACCAACTACTCAATCATTCCTCTGCCAACAGCAGAAGTAGGTCCTATTGACCTAGAGAAGAATGAATTGTTTGACCTTGAAAAGACTGCAGTTCGTGATGTAAAGTATGAAGAGCAAGAGGCATTTTACCTCGGTATTGCTTCAGAAGGAACATCATCTCAAGCAGTTGTTGCAACATCATCCTCAGTAGATTGGTAATATAAATGTCGTTTACCCACCTTCATGTGCATAGTCACTATTCACTCATGGACGGACTTAACACTCCCTATGAGTTGCTAGAGGCTGCTAAAAAGGTGGGTCAAACTTCATTGGCAATCACAGATCACGGAACGTTGTCATCTCATAGAGATATGCAAATTGCTGCCAAAGAATTAGGCATGAAGCCTATACTCGGTCTAGAAGCTTATATCTCAGCAACAGATCGTTTTGATAAAAGAGCGGTAGCCAAAAGAGATGACAATACTTCCCTGTATAACCACATTATTCTTCTTGCCAAAGATGATCAAGGCTTAAAGAATTTACAAAAGCTTTCTCAAATTGCGTGGACAGAAGGATATTATCACAAGCCTCGCATTGATATGGAAGTACTTTTTGAATATGGCGACGGTATAATTGTAGTGTCAGGTTGCATGAATGGACTTATCTCTAAGGCGATTGAGCGTGGAGATTTGGACAAAGCAAAAGAAATTACTAAAGCTTTTAAGAATCGTTTTGGTGATGACTTTTATATGGAAGTGCAAGCTCACAATCCAAAAGAATTAAATAAAACTTTGTTGGCTATTGCTGACGAATTTGGGGTGAAGCCAGTTGCTACAGGAGACTGTCATTTTGCAAAGAAAGAGGAGAGGGATTTGGAAGAACTCCTTCTTATCCTCTCTACCAAGCCCACGCAAAATAAAGAAGCAGATTATTCCAGTGGCCGTAAGAGATCTAGCATCCTTGATCGCTTTGATCATATTTATCCCGATAGGCCTATTAGTTTTGCTGATATCAACGTTTATATTCAATCCCGTGCTGAGATTGAGGAAGACTTTGTTGCAGCGGGTTTTGAAAGAAAAGATATCTTCGAATCCTCAATAGAAATTGATAGTAAGATTAAGGCTTATGATTTTCATGAGAACCTTGACTTACTTCCAGTACCAAAGAAGAACGCTCTAAAGCTTTTAAAAGACATGTGTGAGAAGTCTCTAGTAGAAAAGGGATTAGACAATGAGACGTACAGAGCAAGGCTACAAGAAGAATTACAAGTCATCGCTGATAAAAATTTTGCTAGTTATTTCCTTATCGTTGGTGATATGGTGGGCTGGTCAAAAGAAAATAAAATCATGGTTGGACCAGGAAGAGGATCAGCTGCTGGAAGTTTAGTATGTTATTTAATGGGTATTACGGAAGTTGACCCTATTAAATTTGACCTACTGTTTTTTAGATTCATTAATCCTGAGCGTAATGATTTTCCAGATATTGATACAGACTTTATGGATAGTCGTCGTGGCGAGGTCAAAGATTATTTAAAGAAAAAGTTTAAGCATGTTGCTTCCATTTCTACTTATACAAAATTTAAGGATAAAGGAGTTATCCGTGACGTTGCTAGAGCATTTCTTATCCCACTCGGTGAAGTTAATAAAGCACTTAAGACTGTTGAGACGTTTGAAGAATTTGAAACCAGTCAAAGTACAGAAGAGTTTAGAAAAAAGTATCCAGAAGTAGTTAAGTTTGCATCTCAGTTGCGTGGTCGTATTAGAAGTAATGGTATGCATGCAGCTGGAGTTGTAGTGGCACGAGATGACATTAGTCAATACGTACCAATCGAAACCAGAAAAGATCCAGACGATTCCGTATCTGGTCGTATTCCAGTAGTTGCTTATGATATGGAGCAAACAGCTGATTTGGGCCTTATTAAGCTTGACGTTTTGGGACTTAAAACTCTTTCTGTTATTGATGATGCTATTAAAATCATTAAAGATAACAAGCAAAAGGATGTAGTGCTAAATGACATTCCTCTTGATGATGCAAAAGTTTATCGTATGCTTTCTGAGGGATTTACAAAAGGTGTATTCCAAGCTGAAGCAACACCCTATACCAATTTGTTAATAAAGATGGGTGTTGATAATTTTGAAGATTTAGCTGCTTCAAATGCTTTGGTTCGTCCAGGTGCTATGAATACAGTAGGAGGAGCATACATCAGGCGTAAAAAGGGTGAAGAAATGACAATTTATGCTCATCCTATTATGCAGGAGTTTACAAAGCGTACATACGGAGTTATTATTTATCAGGAACAGGTTATGCAAGCTTGCGTACACTTGGGCGGTATGACATGGGCAGATGCTGATAAGGTTAGAAAGATTATTGGAAAGAAAAAGGATGCAAGTGAATTTGATGCGTACAGAGAAAAGTTTATTACAGGAGCAAGTAACCACATCACACAAGAAGATGCAGCAAAGTTATGGCATGATTTTGAAGCCCATGCGGGATATTCGTTCAATCGCTCTCATGCTATTGCTTATTCCATGCTTAGCTATTACACTGCTTGGCTTAAGTATTATTATCCTATTGAGTTTATGTTTGCCATTCTTAAGAATGAAAAAGATAAAGATGCTCGGACTGACTACCTTTTGGAGGCAAAGCGACTTGGTATTAAAGTATTGCTTCCTCACGTTAACGAATCGGACCTAGACTTCAGTATTCAGGGCAACTCTTTACGTTTTGGCTTGTCTGATATTAAATTTATCTCAGAGAAGATTGGCTCAAAACTTATTAAGATGAGACCTTTTGCTAACTACGCTGACCTTATAACTAAGACCAGTGAAAAGGGTAGCGGGGTAAACTCAAGAGCTATCGAGTCTTTGAATATGATCGGTGCAGCAGCTTTTAAAGATAACCCACGTTCTGGTAATGAGAATGAAAAGCTTTATGAGTATCTTGGTATTCCAAAGTTCGACACTGGCAGATTAAGTCCTGCAATTAAATCTCAGGTAAATCCTCTTGAAGAGTTTTTGGAAGAGGGATGCTTCGTGCTATTGGCTATGGTAAAGTCAATTAAAAAGGGGCAGGGATGGTCTAGAGTTGAACTAGTAGATGACACTGGGTCTGTTGGTATATTCCATAGTGAAAATACACAGATTGAACCAGGAATGATGTACTTCTTCTTAGTAGGAGACAATAGAATTCATCAATATGTTACAATTGATGATGTTGTAAACAAAGCAGATTTGCCTTTCGTTCATTGGCTTTACAGAGATAAATTAAAGATTGATGATGGAAAGAGATTGGTTTTAGATTTTACACATTATAAAACAAAAGCAAACAAGATGATGGCTCATATTATTTTATCTGATGCAGATAAAAATCTAGAGCGTGTAATTGCTTTTCCAAAGATTTATGCGAAAGCCCTTGGTAAAATGAAACCAGGCTCCGTATGTGACCCTGCTATACATAGCATGGAAGATGGAACACTATTTGTTAAGGAGGTGATTTAATGACTGATGAAACAACAACCCCAGATACTTCAAATAATGTGCAGATTAGCGTAGAGCAAATTTGTGCAGCAATCCTAGCAACTGTAGGAAGTATTGAAGTTCCGCTAGAGAATCTTGTTTCCAACTATGCTGGAAAAACAATTTCTGTTAGCCAAGATGAAACAACTAAGGCTGTAACTTTTGCTTTGGCTGATATTCCAGCCGATGCAACTGCCATCCTAGAAACAGAACAGACACCTGCAGAATAGTGTATAATATAAGTATATGGCTGAGTCCTACATACTTAAAGGTACGGAAAACGAGTATCTTCTGGTTATCAGAGCAGAAGATGTAAAGGCGGTTTGTAGCATCATAGATGTTTTACTGACCAGCCGTAACGAAGAAATAAAAGAAGTAGCTATCGAATTAGAAAAGAGTTTGTATGATAACGGAAGAGATTCTGGCAAAGCTGGATCCAAAAACAAGGTCAAGACTTCAACTAGCAACAACAGTAAACATAGAAAAACAAAAGACTCCTAGCATCGGCCTTACTATGGCTTTAAAAGGCGGTCTTGGTTTTGGTCGTCAAGTTCTTATTTGGGGAAACAAGTCTGCTGGTAAATCTTCATTTTGCTTACAAATGATTGGTGAGGCCCAAAAAGCTGGTAAAACCTGTGCTTGGATTGATGCAGAAGCATCTTATGATCCTGCTTGGGCTGCCCGTCTAGGGGTTGATTCAGAAGCTCTCATTTATTCTTCAGCCAAATCTATTAATGATATGGTTGACGTTGCACAACAACTTATGGAGGCGGGAGTAGATATTATTGTTGTAGATTCTATTTCAGCATTACTCCCCGCCATTTATTTTGAGAAAGATAGTTCTGACCTTAAAAAATTAGAAGACACCAAGCAAATTGGTGCAGAAGCAAAGGATATGACACATGCAGTCAAAATGCTTAACTATGCCAATAAGAATACGCTACTCGTTCTTATTTCTCAGCAGAGAAATCAATTTGGAAGTATGCATGCGTCGCATATTCCGACTGGGGGTATGGCAGTTAAATTTTTCTCCAGTACCGTTATTAAACTTTGGGCATCCGAAGCTGATGCAAATGCTATTAAATCTGGAATCCAAGTTGGTGATAAAATTATTGAACAAAAAGTTGGGAGACCCGTTAACTGGATCATTGACTATAACAAAACTGGACCAATGGGTCTCAGCGGTCAGTACGATTTTTATTTCCAAGGGGATAAAGTTGGAGTTGATTCCGTTGGAGAAATCCTAGATGTTGCTGAAATGATGGGTATTGTTCAAAAAGGCGGGGCTTGGTATACAGTTGGAGAAGAACGTTTTCAAGGAAGATCTAAGGCTGTAGAGTATATCAGGGCAAACAAGGATGTGCAGGATAAATTGATTGGGGAAATTTATGACAAGTCTTGAAAAATTTTTGAATAAAGAAACTGATCCAAACACTGTTATGGATCCAGCAAGTGGTTCCTTTACCTGTCAAAACACGGAGTGTTTAGAGGTTGTTTATGAGGGATATGTTGATAGAACTCATGGAAAATTAAAGTGGACATGCAGTAAAGGCCATGACTCGGCGGTTGCTATTTAATGTCTGAAAGAGGCGAAGTTAAGCGTGATAGTGCAAAGGCACAAAAGAATTCAGGGCGTGGTGATTACCAAAAAGGCGACGCTGTATGGCATGATTTTGTGGTTGACTATAAAGAGTATTCAAAGTCAATATCTATTAGTAAGGAAATTTGGGCAAAAATCTGTACTGATACTTTTAAAGTATCACGTGAGAAATATCCTGTACTCAAACTTATCCTTGGTGGAGATGGAACAAAGACTAGACTTGCTGTTGTAGAATGGGCATTGTTTGAACAAATGGTAGAGTGTTGGGAGACACAAAATGATAACTGATCAAGATCAACCAGAGTTTCTAATCTGGTTTAACAATGGAGTAGAACGTGGCTGGATTAGTGATATGGTTTGTGCCACACACGATGGAATTCCCCCTATTGATGAAGAAGAAGAAAAAGAATGGGAAGAAGGCGGAGACCCATGTCAGTTTGTTGTTAGGATTTTAGAATGACGGACAAGCCTGTTATTGAACTTGTAAGTGAACTTACAGAGTTTAACGATATGAAAGCATACATGAATGATCCAGATCTTGACTATGCCCTTGATTTAATCATTAAATTAATTGCTAAGCCCGATGTGCCATCATCTAAGGCCCCTGATCTTATAGTTAAGATGCAAGCTTTGTCTGCAAAGTTTGCAGTCATGTCAAGATTTTACACCACCTTTGAAAAAGGCGGGGAGAATGCAAAGAAGAAGAATGTGTATTACACAGCTGAAGAAGCTATTAATAGATTAGTAGATGCCCTAAAGTATTCTGCTAGATATGGGGCATGATGAATATATTTAAGAAGCTATTTCATAAGCATGAAGTAGAAGAGGTTAGCTGTCCTTATACCATGAAAACATATTCTTTATGCAAGTATTGTGGAAAAAGATTTGGTTGGAGGCATACTAGTGGGTAGAGATATAATTGCAAACCTTAAATTTCAAAAGATATCTGATCCAGAAGGATTTGATCCAATTAAATTTGCAGAGATGTATGAAGAAGCAGTTTTAAGTGGAAAGAGACCAAATGAATTTACTCAAAAGAAAACTTTTAGTCCTAGTACTGTTGGCTATGGTAATGGTAACTGTCCTAGATATTGGTTCATTGCTTTTACTGGTGCTGAATTTGAAAATGAAACCGATGCTATGGGTGTCATTAACATGGATAACGGTACGTATGTTCATGATCGCATTCAGAAAGTTATGGCTAAGCTCCCAATCTTCAAAGCAAATGAAACAGAAGTTACCCATGATGATCCGCCAATTCGAGGATATGCAGATACGTTTATTGAATGGAATGGCAAAGAGGTAGTAGGAGAAATCAAGTCTGCAAAAGAAGAGATTTTTGCTATTCGTCAAGCTGAGATGCAGGGACTTACTTACCATAAGGTTCAACTACTTACATATATGAAGATCCGTGGAGCACAGCAGGGTTTTTTCTTTTATGAAAATAAAAATGACAATTCATTTCTTGTAATCCCGATTAATATGGATGAAAAGAATACTAAACTCGTAGACGGTGTTTGGGATTGGATGAGAAAAGTATATTCTGCATACGAAGCTAATACTCTTCCAGAAAGAACATTTACTAAATCTCAATGGGCTTGTAAAGGATGCCCAGTAAAGAAAGTTTGTTGGGCGGATAAAAAAGATTTGGGAGAAGTTTATATAGAACCTTTGGTGCTTGAAAAGTGAAATGTAGAGCCTGCGACAGTAAGAGTTTATTTAAAGCTATGGACCTAGGGAATCTCCCCCTTTCCCTAGAGTTCCTTTCAGATGAGTATTGTGATTTTGAAACGTTTGAAACAATCATGATGGTATGCAGGGACTGTGGCCTAGGGCAATTAACTGTTGATGCGGGGAGAGAAAGAATGTTCTCTGATTATACCTATAAGACATCTGTAAGTAATAGTTTTGTTAAGCATGCAGAAAAGTATGTTGATGACATTGTTAGTAATGATTTAATAAACAATAACGGATGGGTTCTTGAGATAGCAAGTAATGATGGTTATATGCTTGACTTCTTTATGCAAAAGGGCATAGATTGCTTGGGCGTTGAGCCAGCTGTTAACCTAGCTCAGATATCACTAGAAAAGGGAATACCAACAATAAATGAATTCTTTGGTACTGAACTTGCAAAAAAGATCCTTGAAGAAAAAGGAAACCCATCTTTAATTGTTGCCAACAATGTTATGGCACACGTACCAGATATTCAAGATTTTATGCAGGGAATTGCTATTCTATGTGGGGACAAAACTGTTGTAAGCATTGAGAACCCTACAATAATGAATATTCTTTTAAAGAATCATTTTGATACTATTTTTCACGAACATTATTCCTATTTGTCTGCCACTTCAGTATCTAAACTTGCAGAAAAATTTGGGCTAGAACTATTTAGTGTACAGGAAATACCAACTCAAGGTGGTTCAAATAGATATTGGATAATGAAAAACCCTCCATTTACTATGGACATACCTCAAAGAATTAGATTTGAATGGTCCAACGGTCTGTTTGATGAAGCAAAATGGCAATCTGTTATGAATAGAATAAAGAACAAGATGGCTGATTTTAAAGATAAGATTTACTACATATTGCATGATCAAAGTGTAGTTTGTGGGTATGCAGCATCTTCTAAAGCAACTGTTCAGATTAATTTTGCAAAAATTGGTGGCGATGCAATTGAATGTATTGCCGATGATGGAGAAGAAAAGCTTGGCAAATTTGTTCCAGCTATGGATAGAAACATACCAATAGTAAGCATGTCAGAAATGCTCTCTAGAAACCCAGACCATATAATTATATTCCCGTGGAATATACAAACAGAATTAACAGAAAAGCTTAGAGCTTTAGTACCACAACACGTCAGAATTTGGAGCTGGTTAGATTAATGATTTGTGCATATGATAAGTGTGATAATTCCTTTGAGCCTAGAACTCATAATCAAAAATATTGTTCAGATGAATGCTGTCGTAGTGCTACGAATGAAAAGCTAAAGGAGCAGTATTACGAAAAAAAGGCTAGGCTTGCAGGAAAGAAAAGGGTCTGTAAAGGCAGTAACTGTAATACTATTTTGAGTAGATACAATGAAAGCTCAATTTGTGATTCTTGTAAAAACAAAAGTAGAAAAGAAGAAAAAAGAAAAATTTTAGATATGGTCAGAGATGTCACTAGCAAAACTAGCTAAGCCACAAGTCAGTAAGGTTTTAGGTATAGATGCAAGTACAAATAGCTTTGCATTTTGCCTGATGCATGAAAAGACTGCGGTAAAGTGGGGAGAAATTAATTTTGAAGGCGGGGATGTCTATGAAAGAATACTCGACGCAAAAAATAAGATAAAAGCATTTAAGCATACATTAGACTTTGATTTCGTTGTTATTGAGGCAGCAATCTCAGTTAAATCTGTTCATACAGGAATGAAGATGGCATACGTATTTGGTGTTATAATGGGAGAGTTACTTAGTGATAATGTTGAAGTTGTTGAGGTTCACCCCATAACTTGGCAGTCCTATCTGGGTAATAAAAATTATACCAAGGCGGAAAAGGATGCAATCAAAGCTGAATTTCCAGACAAATCCGACAACTGGATTAAAGGAAAGATCAGGGAACGTAGAAAGCAAAGAACAATTGACTTTGCTAGAAATATGGGCATCAAAACTAAGTCAGATAACGTGGCGGATGCTGCGGGAATTGCATGGTATGCGATAAATGAGATTGTGTGAGGAGGTATAATGGCTAAGAGTTTAAAACTTTGGGAAAACAAAGACTGGGTATACAAGAGATACGTAGTTGAAAAGAAAAGTGTATTAGATATGGCTATGGAAGCAAAGTGCTCTCATATGACAATTCAAAGAGCGTTAGAGCGTTTTGATCTAATTAAGAAACCTAGAAAGTGGACTAAAAAATAAAAAGAGTATTATTGACTGGAGCATCAGGATTTGTGGGTGCTCATGTACTTCGTTACATATTAAAAAATACTGATTGGTTTGTCGTGTGCCCCACAACCTTTAGGCATAAAGGGGTACAGGATAGAATTAGTTTTGCAATTAAAGATATTGACAATGCTTTGAAAAGAATCAAGGTAATTAATTGTGACCTAAGCTCTCCGATATCTAGCTTAACCGCAAAAGAGTTTGGCAAAATTGATTATGTTTTCAATGTTGCTAGTGAAAGCCATGTTGACAGAAGTATTCAGTATCCTGAACCATTTATAATGAACAATGTATCTTTAATTTGTAACTTGCTTGAATGGGCAAGGAATAATGATATAGAAAAGTTCTTGCAATTTTCTACAGACGAAGTATATGGACCATCAAGAAATGGTAATAAGCACAAGGAATGGGACACACACCTACCTAGTAATCCATACAGTGCTAGCAAGGCTGCACAAGAAAACATAGCTTACTCTTACTGGAGAACATATGATATTCCTCTTATAATTACTAATACTATGAATATTATAGGGGAAACTCAAGACCCAGAAAAATTTGTTCCTAAAATTATTAAGAAGGTTTTAGATGGGGATGTGCTTGATCTTCATACAAGCAATGGCAGAATAGGTAGCAGATACTATTTGCATGCTGAAAACCAAGCTTCAGCACTACTGCATATTATTGATAGACCAGTAATTACTTTCAAAAAATCTCTTTTGCCAGATAAGTTTAACATTTTTGGTGAAAAAGAAATTAATAATCTTGATTTAGCAAAACAAATTGCTGATATTATCGGAAAGCCACTTAATTACAGTTTAGTAGAAGGCAATACCATAAGGCCAGGGTATGACATAGATTATGCTTTAGACGGAACTAAGCTGGAAGAATCTGGCTGGGAGCCTCCATTAAAGTTTGACAAAGCACTTGAGCAAACTGTAAAATGGACATTAGACAATAGAGAATGGCTGGAAACATGATATCCCCAAAAGACTATGAAGATCTTTATTTGCATGCAAACACTGCCCCATCAGGACTTAGAATCTTGGGGCAATGCATGAAGACTGCAAAGATGTTGGTTGACAAAAATATTTCATATGGAGACTCTGCACTTTCACCAAAACGTGTATTCTCAAAATCAGATAATGTCGAGCAGCTTAAGGTAAGAATTGATGACAAATTAAATCGTATTTCAAATTCTCAAGGCTATCCAGGAGACAATGATATTGATGATATGATTGGTTATTTAATTTTACTTAAAATTGCAGTTGACAAGAACAGGGAATATGAGTTATAATTAAGTATGCCAGTTTATGAATACAATTGTGTCGAGTGCGATACAAAAAAGGAAATAACTAGGGGCTTCAAAGATGATGAAGTTCTACCACCATGTCCAACTTGTGGATATAAAATGACAAGGGTTTACAGTCCTGCAGGAATTCAATTCAAAGGATCAGGGTTTTATAAAACAGATAATGGATAATGAAATAGAATTAGCTGGTCAATTTGATCAAATGAATAAGGTTGTTGAAGAATTGCTTAAAGGCAATACTCCTTCATCAATTGCCAGAACGCTTGAGCTTACACGTGTTCAAGTAGATACTCATATCCAAACATGGAAAGAGCTTGTTCAGGATAACAATGCTATAAAGGCACGTGCTAAAGAGGCACTAGCTGGAGCAGACGAGCATTATAATATGCTGATTAAAGAGGCTTGGCGTACAGTAGAGCAAGCAGATATGCAGGATGCACTTAACGTTAAAGCACAGACATTAAAGCTTATTGCTGATATTGAAGCTAAACGTATTGACATGTTGAACAAGGCGGGAGTCTTGGAAAACAATGACATGGCAGATGAGATCTTGGAATCAGAAAGAAAACAAGAGATATTGGTTGGCATACTTAGAGATGTCACATCCTCGTGTGATCATTGTAAATGGGAAGTATCAAAAAGACTTTCACAAGTAACTGGCCAAGTAGAGGCTGTAATAATTAATGAGTGATTTTGATATCTTTTTAGATGCATTAAGTGGAGATGAGTTTGATGAAACTCCAGCCACATTAGAAGACTTTGTAACTAAAAAAGAGTATCTTGGATTGCCACCATTGTCTGAATTGCAGTATACAATGATTAAAGCATCAACTCAAATTTATAAGCGTGATACTCTTCATAGAATTTATGGAGAAGTTGAAGGCGAAAAAATATTTAAACAAACTTGTAATGAAGTTATTCTGCAACTTGGTAAAGGTTCTGGAAAAGACTATACATCAACTATTGCTTGTGCTTACATGGTTCACATGCTTTTATGTTTAAAGGATCCAGCAAAATATTATGGCAAGCCTCCAGGAGATGCTATTGATATTATTAACATTGCTATTAACGCTGTTCAGGCCAATCGAGTATTCTTTAAAGGTTTTAATCAGCGTATCGAAAAGTCACCTTGGTTTCAAGGAAAATATGTTGCTAAGGCTAACATGGTTGAATTTGATAAGGGTGTTACCGTGCACTCTGGTCACTCCGAATCGGAAGCATGGGAAGGATATAACGTTATTGCGGTTATCCTTGATGAAATTGCGGGTTTTGAGCTAGAATCAACGTCGGGACATCAAAATGCAAAAACTGCATCATCTATCTATAAAATGTATAAGGGATCTATTACATCTCGCTTTCCAGATTTTGGAAAACTTGTGTTGCTTTCATTCCCACGTTTTAAGAATGACTATATCCAGCAAAGGTATAATGAGTCTATAGCAGAGAAAGAAATAGTTTTAAGGCATTATAAATTTAAAGTTGACCCAGATCTTCCTGATGGAACACAGGGAAATGAATTTGAGATTGAATGGGAAGAAGATCATATTGTATCTTATAAAATGCCAAAAATATTTGCATTGAAAAGGCCAACATGGGAAATTAATCCTACAAGAAAAATCGAAGATTTTACCGAGGCTTTTTATTCAGATCCAATGGATGCCCTTATGCGTTTTGCATGTATGCCACCAGAAGCAACAGATGCTTTCTTTAAAAACCGTGAAGTTATTGAAAAAGCATTTAGCAACCATAAATTAAATGTTGATGAATATGGTAGGTTTGATGATCATTTTCAACCAGATCCAGACAAACTTTATTTTGTTCACGTTGACTTAGCACAGAAACATGACCATTGTGCAGTAGCAATGTCACATGTGGATGGCTGGGTGACAATGAAAATTGGTGAAAAATATAAGGAAGCAGCTCCTAGAATTATAGTTGATGCTGTACGTTTTTGGACCCCGACTGCATCTAAATCTGTAGATTTTACTGAGGTAAAAGAGTATATAATTAGTTTAAGACAGCGGGGATTCAATCTAAAAATGGTTACATTTGACCGATGGAATTCACATGACATGATGCAACAGCTAAAAGCACATGGAATCAATACTGAATTACTTTCTGTTGCTAAAAAACATTATGAAGATATGTCTCTTTGTATCACCGAAGAGCGTGTACTTGGTCCACATATCCAGTTATTGATTGATGAATTGCTTCAGCTACGTATTGTTAAAGACAAGGTAGATCACCCCAGAAAGGGATCTAAGGACCTTTCAGATGCTGTCTGTGGTGCAATCTACAACTCAGTAGCCTTGACCCCTAGAGATATGAATCAGGACTTAGAATTGTATACTTATGGAACCGTATTCCAGTCTGATATTGAAAAGCTAAAAGAAGAATCTGATGCAAGATTAAAATCAAGAAACACTATTGTGGTACCAGATAAACCTGTGATGCCAACCACATTACGTGAATTTATGGGCATTGAAGAAGATGAGGATGACTTCCCTGTTGACAGCATGAGAATACTGTAGTAAACTACAGACATGATAGCAGACGGAACACTTAAAACAATCGAAGATGAGGAAGATATCTATGTATCTTTAACTCAACTATGTGAATACTTTACTCAATCAACTAACCTTATGGTGCAAGAAGTTAAAAACTTAGATGAAAAAGAAATCCCCTATGCTCGTGGTATGGTTGACATGATTGCAGCTATTGCAAACGAGTTTATTGAATTTGGAAAATTTGAAGCACAAAGGAGACTAATTGATAGTCCTGAAGATTTGCTTGCAATGATTGACAAAGCAGGCGGAGGTATAGTAGAATAATCCTATAATGGGATGTAGCTCAGCAGGCAGAGCGTTCGACTGTTAATCGAAATGTCGTAGGTTCGACCCCTACCATCCCAGCCAAGGTCCGTTAGCTCAGTTGGTTAGAGCGTTGCCCTGTCACGGCAAAGGTCGTCGGTTCAAGTCCGATACGGATCGCTTGGATGTAGTGTAATGGTTAGCAC